CTCGCGGCGTGAGATCGAAGGCCACCTACGGGTGGCCTTCTTCGTTTCAGGGTTTACTCGCGGCTGCCGGCTGCATATATTATAGAGACTGAAACGGAGACGCCATGAGCAACCACAACGAGAAGACTCCCGCACACCTGGCCTACCAGACCCAAGCGTCGCGCACTGGCCAGGTCAACATGGTCAACCGCAAGCCCTACCGCACGAAGGCGCAAAAGGAGCTCGCGCGCAGCCAGGCCCGCAAGGACAGCGACGGCACCTACCGGACCACGGCGCCGGTGTCATACCACCAGAAGGCCCAGTCCCGGTGAAGCTGGACGACGAGATCGTCTCCATCTCGGGCAACAACTTCTCGCAGCAGATCGAGTCCCTGGTGTGGGACCTGGACGTCTCCTACATGGAGGCCGTCCTGCACTGGTGCGAGAAGAGGGGACTTGAGCCGGAGGTCGGCGCGGAGCTCGTGAAGCGCTCCAAGCCGCTCCTCTCCAAGATCCAGCTGGAGGCGGAGGACCTCCGCTTCCTCAAGAAGACCGCGAGGCTCCCGCTGTGAGCGACAACCCGCACTACGACCGCGGCCCGATCGCCGGCCGCGGCTCCACGAACTACGACCTCGAGGACCCGAACCCGTCGCTCAACGGCTACGACATCTGGATGGGCTGGGCGACTTTCGACACAGTCGACGAGCGCGGCACGCCCGGCAGTGTGATCGGCTTCTTCGAGAACAAGAACGACGCCGTCCTAGCGTCTCAGGGCCAGGGCTGGTACGGTGGCGACGGGCTAGTGCGCGAGCAGCAGTTCATCCGCATCCGCCACACCGGCGAGGTCTTCGCGCTGAAGGACCCGTGCCCGGTCAGGTTCGGCAACACGGCCGAGCTGATGGAGAAGAAGCGGAGGGCCGCGCTGGCGAAGCTGACCCCCGAAGAGCGCAGGCTGCTGGGGGTCAAGGAATGATCGACCTGTCGGAACTGAAGCCGGAGGGGCTGCGGCTGTTCACCCTCATCTACCGCCGGCTCAGCGCTTTCGCCGCCAGCCTGAAGGCGGCTGAGCTGGAGGGCGCCACGGTCTACCGCGCTGAGAACGGAGCCGTGTTCATCTTCCTGCCCGACGGCTCCTGGCAGCACATGCCCGACTTCGAGGAGGAAAGATAATCGGCAAGGTCATCCTCGAGATTGATGAGGCGGTGCTCCGCCAGCTCCTGGAGGCGGCTGAGGTCGTCGGTCGCCACAAGCTTGTCGACTGGCAGTCCGACGGGCTGTCCGGGCACGTTGACAACTGGAAGTGGTGGGCCTACCAAGTGAAGATGCCGGACGCCGAGCGCGCCCAGATAGACTTCCTAGGTCTGATGGACGCGATCTACGACGGCCTGGGAACCGAGGACCGCATCCGGCTGTTCCAGAGCGGCCGGCCGAAGTTCCGCGACCTGAGGGTCTGGATGGGGATCGAGTAATGACACCGGCCGAGACGTACCTGGAGTACCTCGCACTGACCAGGCACTTCACCTCCGAGTACGACTACTTCAAGTACGGGGGGAAGGTGACCGTCAGGCGCGCGACCTTCGACGCCCGGCCGGACCGGTGGCTCTTCGAGAAGCTGTCCCGTAAGCAGAACGCGCGGTGGATGATCATCGCGTCATGCCTGGCCGGGAAGAAGTGGATCGGGGACATGGTGACCGAGGAGGCCGAGGAGCTGGCGGCGAAGAGGATGAAAAACGTCCAGTCCCTGTCGTACACGGTCAAGAGGGACCTGGCCGAGGCCGTGGTGGACTTCGATGAGGGCATCCGGGTCTACTCCGGCGCCCTGCCGGAGTTCGTGCACCGGACGATGGCCGGGGAGATGCAGCTGGAGACGCTGGCGGCGATCGCCGGGCTGACCGGCTGCGGGGAGTACTGGGCGTCGAAGGACGATCCCGTGCTGCAGAAGGTGGCCGCGATGGTCACGAAGTACGTGCCGTTCCTGGAGATGGACAAGGAGAAGATCAGGCAGATAGTGGTTGACAGATACAGCCGCGCAGGCGTATAAGTAGATTGTCGGTCGCGACCGACGCCTTTTTGTGATGGACGTTTCGTTATGCAGATCATACCTCGCAAACACACGCACACACAGAAAGAAGATACAAATGTCGTTCGATTTCGACTCCCTACGCCGCGGCCAGGACATGCTGGCCAAGGTGAACGAGCAGGCCGCCAAGATGAACCAGTCCGGCGGCTTCCAGAAGGACGAGCGCTACTGGCGCCCGGAGCTCGATAAGGCAGGCGCCGGCTCAGCCATCATCCGCCTCCTCCCCCCGCCGCCCGGCGAGGACGTCCCCTTCGTTCGCAAGTTCAGCTACGGCTTCAAGGGCCCGACCGGCAAGTGGTTCATCGAGAACTGCCCGAGCACGATCGGCCTGACCAGCCCGGTCCTGGACTACAACTCGGCCCTGTGGAACAGCGGCGTCGAGGCCAACAAGGAGATCGCCCGCAAGCAGAAGCGCCGCCTCGGCTTCATCGCCAACATCCAGGTCCTCAAGCACCCGGCCCGTCCCAGCGACGAGGGCAAGGTGTACCTCTGGGAGTTCGGCAAGAAGCTCTTCGAGAAGTTCGCCTCGAAGATGAACCCCGAGGAGGAGGACATCGTCCCGGTGAACCCCTTCGACTTCTGGCAGGGCGCCAACTTCCGCCTCCGCGTCCGCCGCGTCGAGGGCTTCCCAAACTACGAGAAGTCCGAGTTCGACGCGCCGTCGGCCCTGTCCGACAGCGACGAGGAGCTAAAGCGCATCTGGAAGATGGAGCACTCGCTCCAGGCCGAGATCGCCCCGGACAAGTTCAAGTCCTACGAGGAGCTTGAGCAGAAGTTCTACGCCGTGATCGGCAAGACCAAGGACGGGCAGGACGTCCCCGCCGCCAAGGTCGCCGAGACCATCGAGCGCTCCGGTCGGCCGTCCATCGACCCCAGCGACTCGACCGTTCCGTGGGACGACACGCCGCGGGCACCGACCCCGGCGTCGTCCGACAAGAAGGCCTGGTTCCAGGACCTGGCCGACGACGTCTAAGAAGAGAGGCCCGGGGGAACCCGGGCCTCACTACATCTTGGGGTGCGTCAACGCCGCCAGGATCATGTCCATGGCGATGATCCTGTTGGTGTGCTGGGACCGGCCGCAGTCGACGATCGCCACAGTGCCGGTCGGCAGGTGGGTCACCTTGACGCCGTTCGGAGAGCCGACTTGCTGGCCTCCCTGGCCCCGCGGCGGCCACGCCTCGATCTTCAGGTCCTCCGCCGGTATGTCCGTCACGCCTCGCTCCACTCAATTTGCCTGACCGCACCAGTTTCCTTGTGCCGCATGAGCACGAGAAAGTACGCACCGACGTTGCTGGCTCTGATCGCCACCTCGTCGGGATACTCCCCAGAACGATTGATCGCTCTAACGGCCTCGTCGCATGTCACGCCTTGCTCCTCACGAACTCGACTAGGAGGTTCTTGGTCTTCTCTCCGACGCCCGGCACGTGCAGCAGCATCTCGGAGAAGTCCTGGTCCGGGCTCCCGTTCCCGTACTTCCTTCGTAGGTCGCCGAACGTATACAGGTCGGCCTTCCTGAAGTAGCTGAGCGTCGTCTGGGACAGTCCCTGTATGTTCGCCAGTTGTACCAGGTCGAAGCGTTGCGGTAGAGTGAAGGTCTCGCCGTCAAGAGACATTGCGGGTGCTCCTCTTATCGTTAGGTCGACGCAGAACCACGTCGATCACCAATTATAGCCCGATCTGATTCCCTTGTCAATAGGTTTTCAACGGGGTAACAGAGAAGCACGCACCCTCCACTTTTTTTCGTGAGACACGAAACTTTCGTTGTTCTCACGTGTTGTCATAGTGAGCCGGCAATGAACGGTTCGACACATGAAACCATGGAGAATTGTTATGGCAACGAATAACCCTTCTGATAAGGCTTCCCGCCCATCCGATAAGAGCCGCGACCGCAAGTTCACCGGCGCCGGTGGCGGCCAGGGCAAGCCCACCAGCCACCGCAAGCTCAACCTCCTGACGGCCACGGCCGACGACATCATGAAGGTGGTCAACCAGGTCGCCCGGGAGCGCGCCGACACGATCACCCGCTTCGTCGAGTGGCACCTCGAGGAGGTGGACGCCGGCCGGCAGGAGCCCTACTCCAGCGTCAGCGAGTTCCTCCGCGACATCCCCGGCTTCGGCCCGAAGCTCTCGCGCGCCTTCGAGGCGTTCACCGAGCTGGACTACGACGCCTCCAAGGAGGAGCGCGAGGCCGTAGAGGACGAGCTCGACAAGAGCGACCGCCCGCGAGCCACCCAGAACGAGAGCGCGTAAGCGCTCTCGACCCCCACTGAAGTTCTTGGGCCCGAACGGGCCCACTTTTTTTGAGGTTTACAGCCAAAACAGTCGGCGGTACGATGATGTCATCCTTCCAACGGGGAAATCGGGATGTCAGACGCACCAGTCATCACCTACAAAGGATACCTCTACCGGGTCGACGGCGAGAACGTCACCCGGGTCTCGCGGACCAACCTCAAGGCGCTCGTCCCCATCATCGTGGAGACGCCGGTCGAGGAGTGGAAGCGCCGCCAGGTCCTGGCCTTCTACAACAGCGGCCGCCACAGGACCCGCCGTAAGTTCTCCAGCAACTTCAACCGCCGGGGCAACTGGGCCATGAGCGACGGCTTCGAGGAGGCGGCGGCATGAGCGAGCTCGTCGTACTCAACAGGAAGCTGCACGTCGTGGTCGCGGGCGAGCCGAGGCCGCTCACCGAGGTCGCCGATGAGATCGGCATGACATACAACACGCTCTACGGCCGCCTCTGCAAGATGGGCCTGAGCCTCGACGAGGCGGTGCGGCGGCCCGTTCCCCGGCGCTGCGGCCACGCCAGGAGGAAGTACATCGTGGAGGACAACCCCTGGCTCAAGCAAAGGGGCGTGTACCGATAATGCCCCTACTGATGCTCCTGGCCCTGTTCTACCACGGCAACCGGGCGTCCAAGACTGAGGCCCAACGAGTCGAAGACGATGCCACGGCGAACAGCAACACCCTCATCGTCCTCCTGCTCGTTGCCATCGGCCTCGTCCTCGTCCTGATCGAGTCCTTCCGCTTGCTGGCCACTGTGTTCTAATGGCCTAGTCCCTCAAACGGCGAGTTGACCTGGTTGCCGAGGCCGGGGAAGTCGGTGTGGAAGTGGTCCTTCCTCGACGTGTGCGGCGGCGGCTCGTTCTCCAAGTTCTGCCACAACCCGTCGTAGATGTGCGGCGGGTTGACCGGCTGCTCCCTCTCCGGCTGGGGCTGCGGCTGAGGCGGAGGGGTGAGCTCCCGGTGGACCAGCTCGGTCGACAGGGCGCTGATCGCCGCGCCGGCCGGCGGCTGGCGGGTCAGTAGGTCGCCGCCGGCCCCGCCCCCCAGACCGTTGGCGCCCGACGAGCTCTGCAGCGCGCGGTCGAGGCGGTCGAAGCCGCCCCTGATCTCGTCGGCCGACGGCAGAGGCCCCGGCTCCTTGCGCTTGTAGGTCGGGTCTGCCGGCTGGCCGCGCAGGGCCTCGACGTCGTCCTGCAGCGTGCGCTGCCTGGTCGGCGCGGTGACCGGGGCCGGCACTGGCTCCGCCTGCCTGGCCATGCGGTCCGGGTCGACCGCCCTCGGCTTCGCCATGAAGTCGAGATCGACCGGACTGCCGCTCGGCCCGAGTGGCGGCGTGCCCCTGAAGCCGTGCTTCGCGCGGATGTCGCGCTCCTCTATCGCCCGGCGAACGTCCTCCTGGGTCTGCTCCCCGCGGGCGAACCTCCCCATTCGGTCGGCCGACTGGTGTATGTCCTCGCTCCACTCGCGGGTCACCTTCCCGCCGGTCGGCGCCGCGGTCGCGACCTGCTCGGCCGGCGCGGTAGCGGGGGTCGGTGCCTGGACCGGCGCCGGTACCGCCTGCGGGGTGGACGCTCCGGGATTAGCCTGCAGCTCCTTCGACGGGTCGAACGGCTGGTCCGACCGGCCGAACGCCTTGCCCTCGGCCACGTCCGGTGATGCTGACTGGGCCTGCAGCTCCTTCGACGGGTCGAGCTGGCCGTTGGTCTCGCCGAACGCGCCGTTCTTCGGCGCGGCCGTCACCGCGTCGACCACCCCGCCAGGCGTCAGCGGGATGGCGCCGCCGACGTTCGGGTTTTTCGAGTTGTCGACCTTCGGCGCTGGTCCGCCCGGCTGCGCCTTCGTGATGGCGTCGACCACCGCGCCGGGGCTGGCCGGGATAGAGCCGGCCGAGTTCGGGTTCTGGTCGGCGGCGGTCGCCGGCGGCTGGCTCGGCGGTGTCGCCGCTGGTGCCGGTGTGCCGGACGGCGCCTGGGTCGGAAGCGGCCGGTCCCTCTCGATGCCGAGGGCCTTGTTCTTGTCCTCGGTGAGCTTCGGCGCGGTCTCGGGCTTCGCCGGGTCGAAGGGCTCGGCCGTCGACGGCGGCGGGGTCGGGCCGGCTGGCTGCGCGCCGGCCTCCTCGGGCTTCGCGCCGTCGGGGTGC